ACACGATTGCATTAACATCGTTATCAGCTGTTCCAACTCTACCTTGAGATTTCATTAATCTCTCAGCTGTGAATTGAAGTTCACTTGGAATAATCATCTTAACGCCTCTTGCAGCAATTTTTAGACCTCTTTCGTCTGTCATTGCAGCAATGTCGATAAGACATTGTTCTAGTGAAGTTTCGTTTAAGTCAGCTTGAGTAGTCAATGTATTCTTAACAGTTCCCGCAATTGTTGGGTGAGCTGTGTTGAATAATGAAACACCGTCGCCTGAATCATAACCATCAGTAGTTGGTAATCCATTAATTAATGGATTAACAGCTTTAACTTGCTTAGTGTTTGCCATTGATCTAGCTAACGCTTTTGTATATCTAGACGCAAGTCTATCATACAAGTTGTCTTCGATCGCTTCTTCAGTTATCGCGAAGGCAAGAGCCACAGTTTCATGTGTGTATCTTGCAGTGTAAGTCTCTTGAGCATTGTCAAAAGTTACACCAGAACCTTCAGGTTTAACTTGAGCTTGCGCGAAGCCAGATAACATCACTTCTTCTTCAAACGCTCTGTCTGAATTTTCTGTGCTGTAGATCTCAGCGTGCTGATTCTCATATCTTTTGTATTCCAGGCCGAATAGTGCATTCAATCCTGGCTCTAGTTCTTTAACTAGTTGTGATCGTGATATAGCCATAATTTATCCTCCTATTATATGCCTGCTACTTGTTTTAAGAAGTGTTCATTGATCACTACAACCCAATTAGTGTAGCCAGAAGCTAAACTATTGTTGTCTGGATCTTTTGAAACTCCGATTATTTTTAACTGACCGTCAGTAGCGCTTAATGATGCGTCGTCTAGTTGAACACCTGATACGTAATCATGTGTACTACCAGCAGCGTAAGCGATATCTGCGTCATTACCAATGTCTGTTTGAGCAGATGCACCAGAATTATTTGATTGTACTTCAAATCTTTCATATGGGTCATCGCAAACAAAACCGACAATATCAGTTGCAGTGTTTGAAGCTGCTAAGTGATTTGCCCAAGTTGGTTTACTTGTTGATGCGTCAGTATAGAAAACACCATTTAGGGTTCCTAATAAAACATTTCCTGCTGCTGCAACGGCAATGTAACCAGTGTTCGCCATTATTACTGGGTCGTTCTGGTAAATTGCAGATGAAGAAGCTGCTATGCTGTACTCGGATAAACCTTGGTTGTCTTTATTCTGACCAACTTTACCAATGGATTTTAATCCAAAAGGTGCGTTTTTATTAGCCATGTTTTTTCTCCTTAGTTTTTAAGTTTATCCAGTGGTTGGAATCGTTAATAAATTAACTTTTCTTTGTACCACCGAAAGTTACACGAGTCTGTCTATCGACATCGATAGGCATACTTGGATGCTGTTCCTTCATTAGATCGTTGTCTACCGCTTTGATTTTATCATCATGCTGTCTAGCATAATAATCTTGTCTCTGCTGTGCGATCTCTTCAGGGACCCTTGCCAGCACAAGGCCACCAACTCCGATCACTCCCTTGTATTTGCCGTCTTCGACAATTGGATAATCTGCATCTGGATATTCATCAGCTCTAACTAATTCATATCCTGATCTTATTCTTCCAGCGATGTTTTTAGTATCCTGGAATCCTAAAGATTCTGCTCGTATCCATCTGTGCCTAAATCCAGTAGGCGCAGGGGGTGCATCTAAAGATGACGGGGGAGCCCAAACTTTTGGTCGAGAAGTTTTTTCTCTAGTTTGACTCGCACGAGAAGTTTTGTTTTTGTTATCATTTTCCATATGCTTATACCTCCTTCGTGATTTTTAATTGTTTCGCATATTCTTCCAATGGCACTCCTAATTTTTTAGCGATTGCAACCTGAGAAGAAGTGAGTCTCACGGTTTTGCGACCAGGTTTTACACTTCGCTTCGCTGAAGCTACTATTTGTGTCGGCTTGGTCGTAGAATTTTCTGCCTTGTCGCTATTATTAACAAATTTGTGCGGAAATTCAAGTCTTATTCTTTTATCAATTTCAGCATAATATTCGTCAGATTGTGGATCATAACCTTCCTCTTCAGTTAACCTTTTATGTAGGTCAAATGCGGTATAAGTCATGGCTGTATCTGAACCAAACCATCTGTTTTTAGATCCCCAAGCTTCTGCTTTAGGATCAACCATTTCAGTTTGTTGTGGCGTTATTCTAGGCAACTCTTGCTCTTTTGGAGCATATTTTACTGCCTCTTCTGCCATTTGTTTGGCTTCAATTAACCTAGCTTCCTCATACCCGAGTCTTGCTATTTCCTTTTGAGCTTCAACTTCAGCTGCAAAATCCTGTGCTTCTCTAGCTGCTGCTAGTCTAGCCGCTGCGGCTTGCATACCTGATTTAATTCGCTCTTCTCTGTCTTTAACTCCAGCTTGTTCAACTGAAGAATATTTTTTTTCTAACTTTTCTTTTTCTTCTTTTTGGATTTTTGCAAAAGATAAAGCTTCATCAGCTTGTCTTTGTGCTTCTCTCCATTTTTTAGTTAGCTTTGCAATTCTTCTTTGAACACCTTCACTATAATCTTTCAATTCGTCTTTCTGTTCTTTAGCCTCTGGCTTCTCGTCGCTCGCTTCTTGCTTCTCTTCGACTTGCGTCTCTTCGCTAGTATCTTGCGGCGCGGAGCTAGGTTCTTCTTTTTCTACTTCAGTTTCTTGTTGCTGATCTTCTAACTCGATCTCTGCACCAGGACCTGATGTATCAATGTCAACAGTTTTATTTTCTTCTGTTTGCATAGTTTCCTCCTATGTTAAAATTTATGAAGTATGTCTTCGGGGTTTTCGATGGTTGCTAAAACTTCATCATCATTTAGCAATCTTACTTCCCCTCCATCGATTTGGATTCGGCTACCAGCATATCTTGCAAAGATAACCCAATCTCCCTTCTTGCACCAAGGGCCTTCAGGGAATTTTTCTTTGTCATAGCAATGAGGACCCATTGCTAAAACCAAACCACAAGTTGAAGCAACTTGTTGTCGTTCTAATGTTTCTTGTCCTAAATATAATCCACCTTTAGTTTTTTCTGACATCTTAAAAGGAAGAACCAGCATTCTCCAGCCAGTGGGTTTAGGAAGTTTTGTAGTTTCTTTCGATTTTAATCTCTCGTATCCTTCAACTTCTTTTTCATTGAGGGATTTATATTTTTCTTCGAGAGCATTTTTACGTGTCGGAATAGTCTCCGAACTGGATGACGTTTGTATTGTCTTGCTCATTTTTTTGCTCCTTATTTGGGTTTAGCAGGTTAGAGATTTCCTGTAATATTAATTGTAAGGCATGCGCCTGACCTAACATATACTTGTATTTTTCCATGTTGTCAACACCTCCACTGATCATAGCCTCACCAATGTTTTGATATAGGTCTCGGATTGTCTTTTGTATTTTATGTATGATTACGAATTCGTCGTTTTCCATTAGCAGTTCCATTTTCTAAGACTTTTGTTAATCCTAGAATTTGGATCTCTTGCCGTCTTTGCTGACGTCAATCGTTTCTTCATTCCTTTCATACGAGCGCAAAAAGATTTTCTTCTATTTGCAGCCTTAGAACCTTTCTTTAGTTTTGAAGGTTTTGTGGTTACGGCCATAGATAATTTAGAACCAGGATTTGCTCTTCTGTAAGATGCAATACCTTTTCTATTTAATCCGCCTGATTCAGACTTACCTTCTTTTCTTTGCCACGCAGGAGTTGATCCTGATCTGAAATTTCTTCTTTGTGTTGAATGTCCTTTTGGATAAGGAACATTTTGTTCCAATTGATCAAATATTGCTGATGATCCTTTTTGGAAATATCTTCTCATTATTTGCCTTGTGATTTTTTAATCGCAGCTGCTGTAGGTGCACCCTTCTCACCTTTTTTTCTCATTTTAGCACCACGTTTTCTTTTCATCATAATGTTATACCAAAGACCTTTTTTAGCCTTACGACCGTCTTTAGTTGTATGATACATAGATCCGCCTTTTTTTGCTTCAGCTCTATCTACATATTCTTTACCCATACCTTTAGCCATTCCTTTGGCTCTAGCTTTTTCCCAACTTTCAATTTGACCGTTTTTATTTATGTCTTTTG